CACAAATGTCAATTACAAAGTTCTCGGAAACAATCCAGGAACTACAGGCGGAAATTCCGCTGGACCCCGAAATACTTTTAAAGGTGGTCGGGTTTGCCCACGGAACTCGTGGCGCAACGGCCAAGGTCTCATGTGGACCTACGGCCTGTCTGGAATCTACCAGACAAACAAATGGCCAAACCGGCCTTTTGGCGTACCTCTGTAATACAGAGGTACTCGAGTGGCGATATGATTTCGAAACACTCGAACCCACTCGGATCACCGAGGAGGTGGTAGAACCTCAGTTCTACTATGTCTATCAATTAAATGATAGATTCCGTCCCTGGTGGGACAAGTGGATTGGGATGTCCCAATCCGCGTATTACCGCGATAAGCGGGATATTGAGACACTTGCCAATGGCTGGCACTATGTCTCTCGTAATCCACCTAAATTACGTGGTTACGACATCCCAACAAATTGTTGGGATTACCTCCCCTATCAAGGGAAGGATAAGGTGGCAAGAATTGCCACCTCAGTCCCCGTCAGAAATGCCGAGGATCTACTGCACTGGGCCATCCAGACAGTGTTACATCGGCCAATACATAGCCGGTGTGTCCGTGCTCACGTCGTTCGTGAGCCCGCGAAAGCCAGGGTTATCACTGTGGCTTCCTTTGCATACATGACGATCATGTATGTATTCGGCCATTTATGGCAGAAGACCATAAGAACAAAAAATCTTAGGTCAGGTCTAGTTGGATCTAGACATTTATGGAACCTCCTATCGGAGGATCTACACCCCCAAAATCCTATTTGGGGTGAGCTGGTCTCACAATCCAGCAGGGTCTTTGCATTTTGTTCAGACCTGGAGGAGGCTACCGATTTCGGTAACCCCTCAGTTGCCAGACAAATCTGGCATGCGATGATTGTAAAATCATCTGCAATTGCGGGTTTCCCAATAGGACTCGCAAACCTCGCAAAAACTTTATATTGCGGGGACCGATTTGTTAAGATCGGTACCACCATCATTCGAAAGAAGAGAGGGTGGTTCATGGGTGATCCCATGACGAAAGTCTTACTTTCGTTGGCGCAGGACTATGTCCGACGCCAAGTTGACCCGATTTTATCGAGTCAAGTGGGTGACGATATCGTCGCCCTGGACCGAAGCCGTACTAAGCTAAAGTCCTACGCCCCTGCATTAATTGCAATGGGGTTCAAGGTATCAGAACTAGATACCTATATCACAG